TATAAGGTGTTTCTAAACTATTATCAAAGAAGGTATGTACCTCCCAAGTAGCTTTAGGAAATTCCTCAAGTAATACTTTTACAGCCCAAGCCCAAGAAAGATATGTAAATTTACCTTTCTTTTCTGTATGCTCACTTACATCTATTTTACTTAATACACTAAATGCACTCATTTAAATCCCCCCATCTTTCATACAAATTGTCAAAATTTTTCATAATTTGTTTCCAAGTAACTTTATCTAAGTTTGCACTATTTCTAGCTTCAGGACTATACATATTATGTTGTGCATCTTGTCTAACTTCAAGAAATGCTATCCATTCGTCTTTGTATATTTTGTTTATTGGATTGTTATCTTTTCCGTCTCCAACTATTGCATAATTATCTTTTAACATATTGAAAACCCTCCTGATTGTTCTGCAAACTCAGCAAAGTGTTCTATGTTATCTCTGTTAATAGGATAACTAGCTGCCCAATTTCTTTCTTCAAGCAATTCATCAAATTGTTTCTTCAAATCTTTAGGATAATTCATAGGAACAATGTCCTCGTCTCCCGTCATTGTTATAGCAATTTTATTTAAAGCTTCTTTTTGTTCATTAAGCTTTTCATTATCTTTTTTTGCTTGTTGCATAGCTTTTGCATGATTATCAAGATATTCTTGAGTTTCAGGAGTTTCTAAAGCTTCCTTTAATCTTTCAGCTATTGCTACTGCTTTATCTTCAGTAATGACATAGTTATCATTGTAACATCCAGCATTCATGTCATCTTCTGTTAATATATCTTCACAATGTTCACAAGTGAATGTCCATAAAGGTCTCCACCACCAAACATTATTTCTAAAATAATTTCCTGGATTATTAGTTTCCCATTCATCATTTAATTTCCAATACTCATCATTAAGTCCTTGTTTTTCTCTAAGTTCATAAGACATAGCACATAACTCTTCATATCGTTCGCTCTTCTTATCTGAAAAGGCTTTTACTACTTGCGGATTTTCTCCATATAAATCGAATCCCATTTGTTATTCCTCCAACTTTCTTTGTTTGATTTGTTTTACTATCATTTCTGTTACTTGTTTACCTTTATCAGCAAACATTAATCTAATCCTTGTAGGCAAGACTATATCGAAATTACAAACTGCACAACATCTACCATCATTAATAGGTTCTGCATTATGTCCATAAGGGTCGTCATGCTCCTGTCCACATATACTGCATTCTAGTTTCATTTAGTTCCTCCGTATTATATAGTTTAGATACTATATAGACCAGGACAATATTTGCCCTGAAATTCACAATACTTACATTCCCAATTATATACAGGAACATTAGCGCTACCTGGCTTTAACTGCTCAGGTTCATTGTCTACCTTCTCTTGCACTTCATTAAGTTCAGTCCAGTAGTCAAATGCTTCTTCTATGTAAAAGTCAGATATTTTTTCTTCTCTCATCATAGAACTATCTTTATTATACCACATTATAGATAAGTTTACATCAGTAATATCATATTCATTACCTAAACCCATTCCATAAGTAGCTAATTGCAATTCATAGTTAATTGAAGGATTCTTGTCTGGATTTCTACCAAACTTCATTCTCCATTTCCAAGCTCCTGCAGTCTTTATATCATACACGTGTATACTATCTGTTTGTTTGTCTACAACTCCTACATCCAAATGTCCTACTACGTTGAGTTCAGGCATCTCTATGCGGTGTTCTGTAACTACATCTAAACCTTTAGCTTTATAATCTACAAATGCTTCTTCAAAGTCTGCGTGCACTAGAGTTCCAAGTCTTAATAATCTATTAGATTTTTCATCCATTGGTTCTAGTGGTAAGTCTTGAGTTCTATGTAATTGCTTTCTAAAACAACTACCAGCTGCACTAGCTGAGAACCAACCACGATGTTCTGAATATTTTTCTCTATTCTTATGTCGTAGTTTTTCTAAGTAATCGTTATATATTTTAGGTATATTTATCATTGATTCCTCCGACTACAATATAAACATATTTCAGGTTAAATACAACACCTATTCAGGCTAAGGCTATCGGGACATTTTTGATAATATCAATACAAGGAAATATTATTAAATCGGATGAATACACGACCATCCTAGTCCCGTGCCTAATTATTATACAATCCTTCTATAATTATAAAATAGTTTATCATTATTTTCAGTATCTAGCATGACATATTTACCAAAGTTTGCTTCTTTGTGTTGTATTCTTTTAGTATCAATATCAAAACCTTCTTCTCTAAGTCTAAATATAATAGCACTTAGCCTTGTTGCACGATAATGTTCAAACGCATCTAAGCTTGTAATGTTTCCATAAGTTTTTAAATGCCTTAATATTTTTAATGTCTGAGTATTCTTTTTAGTATAAAACATTAGTTCCTCTCAATCTTAATAGTTATTCTTTTCTTAAAGAATGAACGAGTGTCTTGCATTAATCTAACAAGCCAATGTGTTCTTCTGTAATTATTTAAGCCGCTCAATATAGCTACAGCCTTGGGATTATTATTAACCTTATAACCGTAAGGATGTGTGTATTCCCATTCACCATTTTCTTCGTACTCTCTATTAACTCTATTTCTATATTCTACCATCTCAAATTTGTTCATCATTTTCCTCTTCTTCTTTCTTTTTAGTTTGTGATAAGTATTTCATTTTACTTCTACCTTTAAGAACAATTCTACTTCTCCAGTCAAACGCTTCTAAGTATTTAATATGTTCTTTATAATCTTTAACAACTTGACAATTAATATCAGAACTATTGTCAAAGTTACTTAATAAGTCTGGACTAAGCTTGCTATATTTACTTTTGATTATATATCTTTTTCTAGCTTCTATAATCTTTTGTTTCTTATCATCAGCTTCATCATACTCTTGTTGCCACTTAACTAATAAAACACATTCTGCTACATATTTATATTTAATTCTAAATCTTTTTAAATCTCTATAATGTTTAGGCTCGTGTTTAAATCTTTTATCAATATTATAAATCTTTTTTATGTCTTTTCTACTACGTTGATAATGATATTTACATAGTTTGAGCTTCTTATTATATCTTTTATTCTTACAATTCTGTTTACTACAGTTATATGTCTTCCAATCTCTTTTCTTCATATCTACCTCTTTTCTACTTTGGTTTATTATACAAATATTAAAATACGTCTATAGTAGGATTACGCATTGGGAAGCTATCCCCCTACAATACCTATATGATACATCTGCGCGTTTCGCATTTTGTAGGTATCTTGATTGACATAGGTTTGCTCAGTCATTTGACCATTGCCTAACTACTCAGATATACATTAGATATCTAATTGCCTCAAGGTGGATTATGCATGATGTTACATTGTTATCCACTAATATAGCCGTATTCTAATTCTTTAAATTAAAGGGACAAGACGAGGTAAATGAGATATACTACTAACTGATATTAAGTAGAGTCTCGCCCCTTAAATATTTAATCGTGTAATTCTAATAACATTCTTAAAGCTTTGATACGTATTTTTAAATCTTTATCGGTTATATTATTAATTAATAACCTACGCATCTTTAAATCACTCATAGATATTCCATAGTATTGTTTATATAGTATTCTATAATCACTAAACAATCTATCTCTACGTTCATATCCTAATTCATAATAAGTCATATTTACCTCTTTTCTATTTATCTAGTTTATCTAATTTATCTAATGGCTACACTTATACATTAATGCCTGGATTTACATGTTCGATTTGTGCAAATATTTCATTCGTCTTACATCTCCCGTAACTGGACTTAAGCACCCTGTGCTAAATCTAAGACTCTTTACGTTTCAACTACTTCACATAGTCTACGAACGCCCATAAGAGGTATAAGCTTCACCTAATTTTAACCAGAATAGATATCCCTTACGGACACTAACGCCCACGTCTGGGAATTGTGGAAGGCCGCTAAGCCTAAAACCCTATCCTGATTAAACTTTAATTCTCTATTTTCTTTAGCCCTTCAGTTACGAAAGGCTATGACTCTCTTAATAATCTTTAAGAAAGTGTAGGACTACATCAATCATAGTCCAGGTATCAACATTATCATCTGGGCATAACCCGCTCAAACGATAATACCACATACCATTGCCCTCGTAGCTTATCCTAAGATAAGGACCACTTAAGGACTTCTCTAATCGTATATACATACATACCTCCATGTAGTTTATAGGTTAAAGTAATTCTAATTCTAGTTTATCCCCATGTTATACACATATCTCTATATATATAGGGTGTTATATCTCTATGTATCTACATTATATCCACATATTATACACATATTGCTATGTATTCTACTGTAATTAATGGATGGAAGTGTAAAAAAGAGTAAGAAAGGGAGTTTCTGTTTCAGGTACTCCCTAGACCTAGACGATTAGTCTTTTGGTGTAAGTGCATCAACTAAAGTCTGAACGCCTGATAATAGCGCGTCTAACTTAGCATCCGTATTAGAGCTAGCTCCTGGAGCTGTGAATCCAGACTGACCTGCAACCTGTGCTGCATACTGTGGGTCTTTCATCAATGACTCATGTACTTGTGCTTCAGACTCAAACTGAAGTAAGCTTCTACCATCTTGTATAATCTGATAGTTCTGTACTTTAGTTCTTACACCAGCCATCTTAAGCCTAGTGTTAGTCTGAATAGCTGACCTTACGTGTTCTATAGTATTACTCATTGATTTCTCCAATCATTTGATTTTCAACGTAAATTCATATATCAACAACCACAACTTAGGGGGTAGGGTGTGTGTATGTAGGGCTACTTCAAAATCCTACAATTTTTTGTTGCAAATAACATGGGGTATGCTTAGATTAGATGTAAACAAAGGAGTCTGTATGACGATAACTAGTAAAGATTTAAAAGGTGGCGGTGGTTTAACTGGAGTAGCTAGAAAAGAAGCAGAAAAAGCCCAGATGAATCAGAAGCTACTTGAAAATGCTATAGCGCAGGTTCAAGAAAATTTAAAGAAAAAGAAAGAACCAAAGAAAAAGAAATCTACATAATCTACTATATCTACTAGTATCTACTATAGCTACGTAGACTGCTCAAAGATAAAGTGTTTTGTAGTACAAGTCAAGGAAAAAATGTATGGGTACATCAATAAATTGGTTAGCAAGACTATCTCAAAAGGACCAGGAACGAATCTTGGGACATATTGAGCGCTTGGTTAAGCTAGAAAGGAAGTTGTCTAAACAAATCTTAGAAGATGAAGAGATGACAATGGAATATGTAGAAAATGATGGCGATGCTGACGAAGGAATCGAAAGTGTACCCATAGAAATTAATGGAATTAAACATTGGGTTCATAAGGATGTTATGTATTTGATTGAATCCTTGCATAAACAATTAGCGAAGCAACGTGGAAAGTAGAAAAATTAAACATACAAGACATTACGTTTATGATACAAACAAAGAGTTTATGAAGGACCATCCCAAAGGGATACTTCACTCCGAATGGAGAGATGCAAAGGAAGGTGATTGGGTAAAGAGTGATGATGGTCGTATTGTTCAACTTCTTAAAGTCTCCGAAAATCTATCGCATCCAAAAGATTCTAAAAATTATAAACAATCTAAAGGCTATGTAAGAACTGTAGTTGGCACATTTATCAACTCTAAGAAAACTTACATGGACACAGACTTTGAAAAACACCCAAATCGCTACACATTTAGCACCAAAATCAAGAATACTTCTTCTAGGGTAAAGGAGAGGTCCAATTGTACAAACAGAGAAAAAATTTTCGCCACGAGCGTGGCAGTAGGAAAAGATGCTGTGAGTGCTTATATGAAAGCATTTACTGAAAAAAATCGTAACACGGCTA